CCCGGCTCTACATTTGTTGCGCCGGAAGAAGGATATTTTATTGTTGAAAGATACGATGGATTTTCTTGGACACAAATTCAGCAATTTCAAATTGTTAGACCAAATTCAAGATTTAAATTTCAAGCACAATATACCGGAACGCAAACATTTGGAATTGGCGAAGGATTGCGTTTTAAATTTAATAAACAACAAGAAACAATAAATATAAGTTTCAAGATGCAGCGTTTGACATTTGACCCAAGCGCAGGAGGCAAAACAATTCAAGTTGGGGAGTATGTTCAATTAGCACCTAATTTACCGCCTATAAAGCAGCAGGATCTATTTAAATATTGCTATCAAATGTTTAATTGGGTTTTGTTTGTGGATGATATTACGGGCGTTGTAAGGATCGAAACCTATCAAGAATATTATAGAAATGGCAAACAAAAAGATTTTAGCAAAAAATTATCTTTAAAGCCAAATCCAACAATCAGCTATTTGCAAACAAATTTCAATCGCAAGTATGATTTTAAATATAAAGGCGATGACAAAGATTTTTGGTTATTGCAATACAATCAAAGACAAACATTAGAAAGACAATTTCCGTTTGGCGATGGTAAATATTATTTAACGCAAGAGGGCGAAGCAAAAACAATTGGCGAGGTTGGATTTTCTCCAACGATAATTGAAAAAACATTTAATGGTACTGCTCCCAATTATATTTACTTACCTACGATGTGGGAAGATACAAGACCTGCAGTATGGACAACGCAACGAATGCCGAGAATATTAATTAATGCAGGATTAATTGATATAAGTAAATTGTCTGATATTTATACTCAAATTTCAATAGAAAGTTCGCCATGTATTACCACACAAATTCCATTGTGTTATTTTCAGAAGGTGCAATACAATGATTATGCGATTGATTCATTTGATTTAAATCTTTCTTTCAATACGCCATTAGGCATTGGCTTCATGCCTAAAAATTTAATTGATACATATTACAAAAATCCAATAGATCAATTGAATATCAGTGCATCTTTAGTTGCGTATTTCAATTTATCTGCAAGAGATATAGCAGAATTAGATTTTTCGCAATTATGGTACATAGAATATTTTAATTCTGTCTTTAGATTGAATAAAATAATTGATTTTGAGCCAAACGGAAAAGGATTAACGAAAGTAGAATTAATAAATGTGGGAGTCAAATACGATTATGGAGATGAATTTGCAAAACTTTATCCAAATGTTCCTACCTTTGGATATTTAATAACAGAAGCAGGGGATGACATTTTAACAGAAAACAATTTTAATATAATAATAGAGTAAAAATAAATAACATGGCAACGAAATAAATAACATGGCAACGAAAAAAATATCACAATTAACAAACGCAGCAGCATTAGGAGGAACGGAACAAATTCCATTAGTGCAGGCAGGCGTAACTTTAAAAGCAACTCCAAATCAAATGGCTACATTTATGCAGACCGCATTAAATTTAAGTCAATATGTAACTAATGCTTCATTAGCAAGTACATTAGCTTCTTATGTTACAAATGCAAGTTTAGCATCCACACTAACAGGATATGTAACCACAGGAACATTAGCAAACTATGTTACGAATGCAAGTTTAGCATCAACTTTATCCGGATATGTTACTACCGGCACATTAGCAAATTATGTTACAAATGCTTCTTTAGCATCTACATTAGCATCTTATGTTACAAGCGCAAGTTTATCAAGCACATTGGCTAATTATGTAACCAACGCTTCTTTAGCATCTACATTATCTTCTTATGTAACCAATGCTTCTTTAGCATCTACATTATCTTCTTATGTAACAAATGCAAGTTTAGCTACAACTCTATCAAGTTATGTAACAAATGTAAGTTTGTCATCCACTCTATCAAACTATGTAACATCATTTGCTTTACTTAGTACCTTGTCAGCTTATGTACTTAACACTACATTGACAGGGACACTTGCTAACTATGTTTCTTTAGCAGGAACGCAATCAATTACCGGCACAAAAACATTTAGTAATTCGCTTACAAAATTTTATACAAATTTAGGTATCAATCCATCTGCATCGGGCGGCGGCGCGCCGGTAAATTGGGTTTCAAGATTTGGAAACCTTGTACAAACAAAAGTTTTGGATATGGGATTAAATACCGCAGGTGCAGTTTGGTTTCAAAATTATGATTCAACAGATGACCAATCATTTGGTGTCATTGCATTGAATCCAAACGGCGGCGATGTTGTGGTTAATAGAATTACATCAGCAGGATATAAATTTGATGTTAGTGGTACATTCAGAAATGCAAATAGCGCATACCTTGCAACAACCGCAGGCGGCGCAGTTGGTATCGGATTAGTAACCATTGATGCAACCGCACAATTGCACATGTCTTCAACAACAAAAGGCGCATTGCTTCCAAGATTAACAACCACACAAATCAATGCAATAGTAAGTCCGGCAAATGGATTGATATTATACAATACAACAATCAATCACATGTGTGTTTATTATGGAACGGCATGGGTTAAACTATCACACACTCCAATGTAATTAATTAAAAAAAAATATGGAAAAAGTTCAGCAGTTACAAATCTTGCATGGTGCATTTGATTTGGCAATACAAAAAGGCGCATTCAAATTAAACGAATGCGAAGCAATATTAGATGCTTTGAAAGCATTTGCAAACGATATTGCAGAAGAAGAAAAAGAAAGTGAAAACATTAAAGAATTAGAAAATGAGAAGAGGAAATAAAGTAAGGTATAAAAAGCATTTGCAATTTATAGATATGCAAAATGAAGGTGGTATTGAAATGCCCGAAGGTGGTCAGCCAAATCATGAAGTTCAAAAAGAAACTATTGTTAGCTACAATAAAGAAATTGGAATAGTTAATTATCATGATAAAATAGTATTCCATCGTGCTCCATTTAATGAAATGACACCAATGAATGTAAGACATATCAAATGGGCATTAGGCAGGGCAAAGAATAGAACAAAAGATAATACTTGGACAACACGACAAGGAGGTTAATAAAAAATGGCAGATGAAAAATCAGTAGTTTATAATGTGTCCATTGAATATGGCGGATTAAAACAATCGCAAGAAGATATACAAAAAAGGATCGTTGATTTACGCAACGAGCAAAGCAAATTAGATGCAACAACAAAAGAAGGGCAGAAAGCTATTCGCGAGAATACTGCTGCGCTATCTGCATTGAATACGCAATATAAAACAAATGAAAAAGCGTTAAAAGATTTAACATCTGCTGAAAAATCAAATATTGATAGCACAAATTTTGCAAACAATTCAATTTCACAAAATCGTGAATTATTAAAAGGATTAACTGCGGATTATATTCGTTTGCAAAACCCAACGGCAGAGCAAACAAAAAGATTAAAAGGATTAACCGATACTTTAAAAGCACAAGAAGAAGCAATTGGCGATACGCGTAGAAGCGTTGGTAGTTATAAAGAAAGTTTTAAATCTGTGCTTGAACAATTTCCTACATTTACAAAGGGATTGCAAGGAGTTACAAACGGATTTAAAGCGTTAAGCGCAGGTAATCCGTTTACTTTAATCCTTATGGCATTAACGCCATTAATACAATCTTTTTTAAAATTAGAGCCGGTAACGAATGCAGTCAATGGAGTGTTTGAAGCAATATCTTCAACCATTACAACGATTGTTGTTTCTATTAAAACTTTTGTTGAAGGAATTACATCCGGCGCAGGAATTTTAGATAGCTTTTCAAATGCATTTAGCGGATTTGGAAGCAAGGTTGCAGAAGCAACGAAAGAGGGATATAATTTAGTTCAAGCATTAGATGATTTAGAAGATGCTGAACGCGCAAATCAAGCATCCATTGCAGAAACAAATCGAAATGTGGCTATCTTAATTGCAAAAAGTAAAGATAGAACAAAGACAGAGAAAGAAAGGATTGGATTTTTACAAGAAGCAAACAAACAAGAAGAAGCACAATTAAAAAAGGATCAAAAGCTTTCAGATGAAAGAGTTAAAATTGCAGCAGCAGAATTATCTCGCGCAATTCGTTTAGGTAAAGATAGAGATACGGCAGAACAATCATTAGCAGACGCTCAACAAAAAAGATTTGAAGTACAACAAGCAGCAGGAACGCAAACAGAAAGAAATCAAGGCAGAATAAATATGTTACTTGATGCAGAAGCAGAGAAAAGGAAAAAAGAGGCTGAAGAATATCAAAAAAATATAGAAGCAAAAACAAAAAGACAATTAGATTTTTTAAAAGTTGAGCAATCAAAAACTGCTGAAGCGTACGCAATTAGTTTAAATGATTTAAAACAAAGCCTTGCTAATAAAGAAAAAACGCAACAACAATATGATGATGCATTAAGGTTATTAGCATTAAAAAACATTGATGACCAAATTGATGATTTGAAAAAAAGAAATAGCAAGCTAACAAAATTAGATGATGAGATTGCAAAATTACGCATTCAAAAAAAATCAATGGAAATTGATGGTCAAATTGAATTAAATAAAAAATTAGAAACAAGCGAAGTCGAAACAAGACAAAGAACGCAATCTAAAATAGAAAATGTTAATGACCAATTGATGGCTGATGCTAAAACAAGATACATGGTTGAATTAGATGCAGCGAATGGAAATGCTGATGCTAAATTAGCGGCGCAACAACGATATGCAGATGAAGTTTATGCAATTCAAATTGATACATTAAACAAACAAATTGCTTTATTAGAAGCAGATACTGCAAACGCAGATAAGAACGCGGCAGAGATTGCTAAAATGCGCATTGCATATCAAAATTTAGTAACGGAAAACGGAATTAAAAGCATAGATGAAATTGATGCAGCATCTAAAAAATCTGCAGATGATTGGGAAGCAGATTTCAAAAAACGCGCTGAACAAGTTGCACAAGTTAGTCAAATGGTTTTAGGCGCATTGCAAGATGCAAACAATCAAGCAGCAGAAAAAGAATTACGAACATTAGAAGAAACAACAAAAGCAAAAAGCGAAGCATTAAAAAATCAATTAAATAAAGATTTAATCTCTATAAAAGATAGAGTTGCTAAAGGTTTATTAACAAAAGAACAAGGCGATGCAGAAGAAGCAAAATTGCAAGAAAAATCTGATGCAAGACAAATTCAAATTGAGAAAGATGCTTTAAGGCAAGAAAACGAAATTAAACGCAAACAATTTGAAACAGATAAAAGATATGCAATTGCGCAAACAATTATAACAACGGCATTGAATGTTATTAAAGCATTTCCAAATTTATTTGCAATGATAGTTGCCGGCGCGCAAGGGGCAATACAATTGTCGGCAATTAAATCACAAGAATTTGTGCCTGCATTTGCGCAAGGCGGATTAGTTGAAGGATTTGCAGGCGGTGGATTGTCCGGAACAAAAATTAAAAAAGGAATGGGCATTCCAATCAAACGAAGCAATGGAGATAATTTATTAGCAACAATAAAAACCGGCGAAGTAATTTTAAATCAGCATCAGCAATCTGCATTAGGAGGCGCAAGAACATTCAAAAGGATCGGTGTGCCGGGATTTGCTGATGGCGGAATGGTTAATGCAAATAATATAACGAACGAAAGCGATAGAGTAGTAGAAGCGATTAAAAATTTAAATTTAGTTGTTTCTGTTTCAGAAATTACATCTGTGCAAAATAGAATACAAGCAATAGAAACGGCAACATCAATATAATGGCAAAGACAAAAGCATCAATTCAAAAAATAAAAGTTAATTTCGGCAAAAGAAAAGGCAAAAAGGCATCAAAAGCAAAAAAATTTCAACCAAAAAAATATAAAGGTCAAGGAAGATGAATATTGAAAAAGAATTTTATACAAGAATAGATACCACCTTTGGCGAATGTAAGGAGGTTGCGTATCATTTAGCAGAAAAATGCGCATTGACTACCGGCGATATGGAACGCTATTTAATTAAATGCGAATATGAAGAACAAAAAAATATTAAAGGCAGAAATAAAAAGCCTTTAATGATGGTCTATTCTGATTTGGCTGAAAAATATAGCAAAAGTATTCATGCTATTATCTACATTATAAAAAAAATCTAATTGTAAAAACTTTACAAAAAACCATTTAACATTAATTCTATTTTTGTTTTATGGAAATTTATAATTTATTAATCAATAAAGATATTGGTACAGACAAAGGCGAAATTTCAGCCGAGTATGTCCGCAATCAAATTGATTCTGCTAAAAAAATAAATGCAGGAGAAATAAAATTAATTATAAATTCTCGCGGCGGAAGCGTTTATGAAGGCTTTTCTATCTATAACGATTTAAAAGATGCAGGAATTAAAGTTACTGCATACATTCATGGATTTTGCGGAAGCATCGCTACATTAATTGCATCAGCAGCAGAATATGTTGAAATGTCTGAAACGGCGCAATACATGATTCACAATGCAAGCGGCGGCGCGCAGGGTACTGCAAGCGAAATTGAAAGTACTGCTGAAGCATTAAAACAAATAGATACGATCCTTGCACAAAATTATTCAAAGAAAACAAAAAAAAGCATTGAAGATATTAAAGTGTTAATGGATAAGACAACCTACATGACACCACAAGAGGCAAAATCTTTAGGATTTGTTGATGCGGTAAGAATGCCGGTTGCAGCTTTCGGAAATTTTAATCCAAATATAAAAATGAAAAAAGAAAATAATAAAGGTTTTAATGCGAAGTTAGCTTCTGCATTTAAAGCAATAGAAGAAGCTTTAACCGGCGCAGAGCCTAAAAACTTTGTAGAGCCATTAGCAGATGGAATGACTATCGTTTATGGAGATGGCGAATTAGAAGTAGGCAAAGAAGCATATCTTGATGAAGCAATGACTGAACATGCGCCGGAGGGCGAACATGCATTGGCAGCAGGAAAAATTATTGTTGTAGATGCAGCAGGCGTTATTATTGAAATACGCGACATCGAAGCAGCAGCAACAGAGCCAACAGAGCCAACAGAAGCAGAAGCAAAGGTTGCAGAATTAACTGCACAAGTTGATGCGTTAGTTGCAGAAATTACTGCATTAAAAGAAGAAAAAGAAATTGTTGAAACTGCAAGCGCAGATTTTAAAGCTAAAATGGAAAAAGAATTTAAAGCATTAAAATCAACAATCACAAACGCAGGCATTTCTATTACAGATAAAGCACCTGCGCATAATAAAACAAACAGATCTGCATTTGATTCATTTGCAGAAAAGAAAAGAAACGATTATAAATAAATTTAAAAACATAAAAAAAGAATAAAATGGCAGATGTATTAAATGTAGATGTTGCTTGGTGCGGACAACAAGCAAACGAAGTGTTGGTTATACCAACATTTAACACACCGGAATTAACAAACGAATTTCGTATTATATTAGATATTAAATCAAAAAGACAATTAGCATTAGACAACATTCTATCGGGCGTAGTAAGACCGGATAGTGGTTGTGGACGCGATGTTGCAGGAAATGTTGTCAATGTATTTGACAAAGAACTTTCTGTATGTGATTTGAAAGTAAATTTAAATCAATGTGCTAAAAATTTAGCAAATACATTCATGGAAGAATGGTTGAAGACCGGAAACGCTTTAACTGATTTAACCGGAACAGAAGTTGAAAGTTATATTTTAGACAAAGTTAAAAATGCATTGCGTTTAGATGTTTATGACATCGCTTGGTTTGGAGATGTAAATTCTGCTAACGAAACATTGGCTTCATGTAATGGTATTTGGACAAGATTAGTAGCAGGAGCAAACGCATACGAAATTGAGAAAGTTACAATCCCTACTACATTGGTAGATTGTACTGCATTAGATACAATGCGCGCAATGTACGATGCAGCTTCTGATTTGTTAGATCAAATGCCGGAAGGAGATAAATATTTTGCTTTAACTCGTGAATTATACAATAACTATTTGACTTGCAGAGAAGATGCATGTTGCGGTGATAAATCATGGGACATGGTTGAAGCAGGAGCAAGAATGTTAATGTTTAGAGGTATCGCGGTTTACAAAAAATCAAGATGGTCTCAAATCATTTCTGCAAATAGCTTAAATCATACTCATCGTGCAGTTTATACATACAATCAAAATTTAGTAATTGGTACAGATGCAATTTCTGATACTAACACATTAGATTTCTACTATGTAAAACAAGACAAGATGAATTACATTGATGCAGAATTTAAAATGGGAACGCAATATGTTTACGGAGAATTAACCGTAATTGCATTATCATAATTATTAATTTAAAAAAAAGGAGATAAAGATATGCCATGTGGAATAGTTAGCGGTTTAGCTTGCGCGACTTGCGAAGATTTACAATCAGTTGGCGGTATTAAAGCAAAAAATATTTATGTAGGCTCACTATCGGATTTAACTGATAGTGGGTTTACAAAAGATGTTGAAGGCGTTGTTACTGCAATTGGATTGCAGCCTTACAATTACTTGTATAAATTTTGTGCTAAAACAAAAAGCGCAGGAGCATCACAAGAATTAGTAACCGGCGAAAATAACATCAAATCATTTACTCAAACAATTACCGGTAAATTTCAACAACAAACACAAGATGCAAAAAATGTGTGGGACAATTTGAAATTATTAGATGATATGTTCGTAGTAATTGAAAAAACAAACGGAACATTTGAATTGTATGGCGAAGCAGCAGGTTTAGAAATTACTGCATTAACAAAGGCAACCGGTGTATTGATTGGAGATGACAATAGTTACAATGTAACTTTATCACAACCGATGGGCGGAGAGCAATTGTTAGCACCGGATTTCTTTATCACAAGTTACGCAGCAACAAAAGCATATTTAGAAAGTAAATTAGTTTAATTTCTAATAAAAATATTTCGCAGATTAGTTGGTGTATAGGAAAGAAGTTTTGATAGTAGGCTTTCTTTAGCAGACATGAAGTCAAGGCATTTAAAGAAATATAACTTGCACAGCGAAGTAAAGGCAACGGCGGACAAGCATCTACGGATGGAAGTTTGGAAGGCGAAAAGTAGCAATACGATTAAGGAGGGTCAGCGACCCTCTTTTTTTTTGTAAAAATTTTGCATTTCAATTTTAATTATTACATTTGCTTTGGATGCGGTTATAAATTAATATTAAAAAAAATTTTGGGGGAAAAAGCCGCATCCATTTAACCAATGGATATCCAAGAATTAAAAAATTATTTTGAAAGCAATGGCGGAATGCAGGTTGCAAAAAATAATCCTAATTGGCAAATCTTATTTGATACATACCGCAAACAGACCGGTAATAAATTAATCGTTGGGTGCGGAAGTTGTTACGCAAAAGCATGGAGATGGCTACAAAAACAATAATTCATCAAATATATTTTGATAATAATAGCAAAAAACACCTACAAGATTTTGCTATACCTTATGACAATACATGGTACGATGGTAAACCCAAACAACCTGCATTTGAAAATCATATTATTTTAGATTTGATTGCCGCAGGATCGCATAAAGATTGCGATTATTTTGGCGTTCTATCATGGCAGTTTGAAAAAAAGAATTCTTATTGGCTAAAAAACCTTTTGAATGATATTGATAAGTTTCCAAATATGGAAACATACACATTCTATAAAGCGCATACGCAACCTAATTTGTGGCGCGTAGCAGAACAATGGCATAGCGGCATAATACAAACTGCACAATACATTTTTAATCGTTTTAATGGTCTTAAAATCAGTCAAATTGATATGCCTACAATCTATCAAAATGCGCATGTGACCAAATCTGATATTTATGAAGATTATATTAAAACATGGCTACAACCTTTAATGGAAATCATGAATGATACAGAAGATATTTGGCTCCAAGAAAGATTATACGAAGACACTAAATATAAATCTTGGACATTAAATAAAAATCAATTGCAAAATGTTACCGGCGTTCCTTATTATCCAATGCATTCATTCATTTGTGAAAGATTTTTTGCTACATATTGTGCAGTTAAAAAAATTAAAATTAAACACCTATGCTAAAAATTAGATTAGTCAGCAATTATGCTGATAGTAAACGATTGACAAGTGAAGTCATTAGACAATTTGCACCAAAAGAATTTGCAATTAATTTTGAATTTGTTTTAGATGATAGCTATGATAAGCTATTTATATTTAATAATTGGGATGGCGATATAAAAGTAAGCAAAGAAAATATTTTTGTAATATCGCAAGAGCCAACATGGAGTGCAAATTTTGTAGATTGGAATAACAAATGCGCAGAATTTATTTCTCCAACAAATAATCAATTACCAATGATGTTTAATTGGACGGGGTTAGATTATGAAGATGCAATTAATTTAAAAATCGAAAAAACAAAACCATGTAGCTTTATTGTTGCGCATCACGAGCCACAAGATGGAACATTATACGAATTTAGAAATAATTTAGTGCATCAAATATTAGATACAAATTTACCAATTGATATTTATGGTAAAGATTGGAATGTGTTTGATAGCAGATGGAAAGGCGCAATTGAAAATAAAAGTCAAGGATTGTTAGATTATCATACTTCAATTTGTATTGAAAATTGTGAGCAAGATTTTTATGTTTCAGAAAAGTTTTGGGATATTATTATTTGCGATGCAATTCCAATTCCTTATCGTGCAATAAAAGAAAATACAATTAACAATTTAACTGCACTTATTGAATTATTTGCTTTAGGAGATAGCGCAATTTTAATTCAAGAACAAAAAGATTTTTATTTTAATGAATTAAATATCTTCTTTTATATTTTAAGCAAATGCCAAAAATAATAACATTTGGAACAAAAGAATATGATAGCGCAATGTTTAGGCTTCGCGCATCGGCACAAGATTATGCAGAAGTTATAACATACAATGAAATTGATATTCTTGATTTAATAGAAATATATCCGGAACATTTTTTAAATAGCAAAGGATTTGGATGGTGGCTTTGGAAATCCTATTTAATTACAAATACATTAGATCAAATGCAAGAAAATGATTATTTAATTTATTTAGATGCAACAATTGAAGTATTAAAAAATCCTTTAGAATTAATTGATAATAAAAAAGATATTATTCTTTTTAATAATGGACAATCGCATCACGAGTATTGCAAATCAGAATGTTATTATG